ATATCGCTTTTTGGCCTAATCATATTTTCAGCCATCTCCCATTTTAAAAGTTTGTCAGAACCAATAATCATAGCTCCTTCATATAAAACTTCTATTTGTCTTGAAAGTTTAGCAAAGCCACCTTGCATGTCTGTAGGTGGATCAAAAGTGTCGTCTTTTTCTATAGCTTTCTCTCCACCTGTTGAGGTTTCTTTTAGCTTGTAAACCTCGTTCATATAAGTTTTCCAGTTAAAGTATAATACTTCAACTTGATTTATATCTTGATCTCTTCTACCTTTATTATATTCGTAGGTTCTACTGTTATTATATTGCTGTATATTTTCAAGATCTTCTTGGCTTAAGTGTGGAAACTGTTTTACCAACTCGTTAATTGGAATTGTTTTAACTTCACCAACATAGTATATATCATCAAAATAAGGTGAGTCAGTGTAAGAATAAACTAAATTAGCTGGATCTACATACTCAATTTTAATACCTTCTGATTTATTAAAAGAGTTTTTAACAGCACCAATACCTAATACAACTAAATCATTATTTACTCTTTTAGATAAATACTCGTATTTGTTTTTATCAAAAATACTATTTATAGCTTCTTCTTCTGCTATTTCAATGCTTTGCTTATAATCAAGTTGCATGTGCAACTCTAGCTCTTCACTAGTTTCAGGTAGTTTTGTTTGATCTGTCTTATACATATCAATACCAAACTGACTAGCTACTTGATCATTAAAACCTTTTGCTTGCATGTCTGAAACTATATTACTAACGTAATCAGTTCTTTCTTTAATAGCAGCTGGATCTTGTGAGTATGCTTTAATATCATAAGATCTATCAGCCATACCGTTAACAACTATATCTACAAACTTTGGTATAATTGGAACTGGCTTCCAGTCTAAATTAAGATAAGACAAATCACCATTAATAGATAATTCATCTTTATATTTTTTAATTGACTGCTCACCTCTTGAATATAGTCTCAATGAGTGAAAAGATTGTTTGTATGTATTATATCTGTTAGAGTTGTCATTTTTATTAAACCACTCGTGCTCTATAGCAGAACCTACTCTAGAGCCATATTCTAAACTCATCTTCTCCACATCGCTAACAGCTTGACTAGGGAAATAGGTTTTTATACCTTTTTTAATCATCTTTATATTATTTGTGATCTTACACCTTTATTATCGTATCTTTTAATACCAAGATCTATTGATTTTATTTTTCTTTCTTGAGTTGGTTTATATAGGTTTTTATTACAAGCCATCAAAGCTAAACCAGAACTTATTGACGCATCAAATTTAGTTCTGTTATTTATATCAAATTTAGCCCAGTCTTCTAACGTTCTTTGAAAATACATATCACCGTAACTATCACTCAATTGTCCTACATAGTTTTCAATATAACTTTCTATAGCAGCAGCGTGTGCTTGCTTAATATCTTCACTTGAATTAGGTATACCACCTATTTCTTTTTCTGTAACTGATAGTTTATTATAAACTTTATCAGGTCTGTTCATAGAATATCCTCTGTAACCTCTACGTTTTAAGTAATACAATAATCTAGGTTTATTATTTTCACATAGTATTGGCATACCATAAAAAACTAAAGCCATTAAAACATCTTCAAAAAATATCTCAGCTGTTTGTGGTCTAGCTACATATTCTAAAAAAACTCTATTAGGTGGTGCGTTTTCCATGCTAAACTTAGTAACACCGTGCAAAGCACCATTAGAACCTAATCTATCTACTGTTCCTGATATGTCGTAAGAGTCACATCCAAATGCTCCTACGTGCTCGTTACCAGGATATTTAATACCGTTTTTAGTTATTACTCTGTTTTGTAAACTAACTTCAGGCACCCAACTAATTTTAAACCTACCGTTATTGCTTGGCATAAATTCTACAGCAGTATCTTTTATACCACTTTTCCACTGAAAACTACCTTTTGTTACAAGGCCAGACATTTTAACTTCTTCGTTGTAATCTATTTGTTGGTAGATTTTAGTTAGATTAAATAAACTTTGTTTTGTTTCATCTCTAAAAGCGTGTTGCTCTGTGCGAGGAAACTGTCTGTAATATTCGTTTAAAGCATCTTGATCAGACTTTAAACCTTCAACCTCATTATTCCAATAATCTATTACTCCGTCTGTAATTTCATCTCCATAAGGTCCAATAACTTTTTCTCCTGGATTCTCGAATACAGGTAATCCATGAGAATCGATGTATCCTTCGTAGTTCCATTCCATAGGTATGAACAAAGAATATAGTCCTGAGCGAGTCTGTCCATTGGCGTTTCTTTTTCTAACATCTGAGTCATAGTATAGTTTTTTAAAGTTATCACCACCTTTGTTAAGTGCGTTAGATGTTGATCCCATCATGCACTTACCTATTATTTTACTACCTAACCTTAATGTGGTTTTCGTAACCCTCCAGTTGTTGAGGATGTTGTTGGGCCTTTCCCACTTGCCCGATTCATCATGTACGAGGAGCTTGAGTTTCTCCCCATCGTAGGAGTTATCACCGGTGTTCTTCCAGTCGATAGTGGTGTCAAGTCCCTTGAGATCCTGTAAGGCTTCGTCATCGGCCGTGGTGGTCGAGGTAAGTTTACGACGGGTGAACTTACTTGCGGGGACACGGTAGGCAAGCTCGGTCTTGGGCCTGTCCATTCCGTCCTGGGTCGGCTTGAAAAAGAAGGGGTAGTTGACAGATATGGGTACCACCTTATCGGTGAACATACTCTTCGCATCAGGTCCGGACTTGGATAGTATACCATACCTACTGTCACTTGATATGGTTGCCAAGTTAACAACCTCTCCTGAGGCCATGAAAGAAAACCCGGAACGCCTGTTCTTAAGGTAACACATCCCAAAGGATCGTGAATCTGCCTTACAAGCTTCCCAGAAAATAAAGAATAATCTATTTGACTCCCTAAAGTTTGGTGCCCCAACATCAATCTTGGACCACTGCAGGTACATATAATGAGTGCCAGTAATGTAAGTAGGAACATTTTTGTTATAAAACCAAAAACCTTCCTCCCTACGGGTAAACTCATTATCGATGTAATCATACCACTCTTCTTTAAATTCTTCTGGGTACTGTTTAAAATCAAATACCGTTTTTATTCTTGATAAAGCTTTTGGATAATCAAATTTACTCCATTTATTATCTTCAAACTTATATATATTTTTTTGTTTAGGTAAAGCTATTTTTAAATTCTGTATTTCATATACTTCACCTATTTCACCAGTTTTACTTATAACTACAAAGTCGTGTTCTTTATTATAACCGTACTCCCATTTTTTATACCTATTTTTTTTAGCTAAAACTTTAGGTTTAACATAATCAGTTAGTACTTTTATTAAATCTTGCTGATACATTACTTAGATCTTCCTTCTGCAAAACCTTTAAAAGTTTTTTCTTTACTTTCTTTTTTAGGTTTTTCGTTTAACATATCTTCTTCTTCTTGTATACGTTTAAGTATTTCAAAAGCATCAAATATTGCTAGTTTTTTTGTAGCAGCTGCATTTTTTAATCTGTCAGCACTGATGTCATCTTCTGAGTCTACAATAGGTTCTTTAGCAACTTTAATAAGTTCGTCCACAGCCACTTGCCCAGCTTGGATTATATTCAACTTCGTCTCCTTTGTATTCATATTTAATTGTAATATCATTAGTTCGCATGCGGTATAATCTGTCATTATCTATAACAAATTCATACTCACTGCTTGGGCTGAACCCAACAAGGCTCCCCTCGTTCACTTTAAAAGCATTTAAGGAACTATTACCATATTTTAGTATACCAACACGAGGACGTTCTTTTTGAACAGTTACAAGTTGTTTTTTATTTTCAACTATAGGTTTAACAAAACAAAAATCAAATGGTGCTTTCCACTCATTATCTTGTTTATATAAAAATATTTGATCATAAAAACAAAAGTATAAATCTTCTTTGAAATATGATGAACTGTTTTTTTCAATACCTCTTACGTCATAAAACCTTCTAAAAACATTATGGTGTACAATTACCTCATCACCTATCTTTATATTTGTTTTACCTATTTTTGGTATTGATTTTACAATACCTACTCTATTAACGTATTTATGATCGTCCATCGTAGTATTAATAATAAGTTTTTTACCATCAATATCTACCTCGTTATCGTATCTACCGTTTTTTGGTTCTACTATAAAGCTAAATAAACTTTGCATTAGTATTCTAAATTATATTCAATTGAAATAGCCATATTGGAATTAAATTTTTTCCAAGGTATAGTTTCACTTTCTTTTTCAATATATATATTATATGAATTATCTTTTTGATCAAATAATATATTAGATATACAATGTCCTCCGTAGACCTGTTGACCTACGGAGTAGTGCATTGCTTCATTTTTATAGTCAGTTCCTATGCTTATTTTTCTAATTAACTTAGCCATAGGAATTGATTTTATTTTTCTTCTACTTCTTCTTTTTCTTCTTCTTCTACTTCAACAACTTCGTAAGAACCGTCTTCAAGATTAATATTAATCTTTCCGTACTCTTCTTCTAGTTGCGCAGCAGTTTCTTTAGTTTTTTCTATTACATTACTTAAAGCATGTAATAATTCGTGCTTCTGTGCTTCTACAGCACCAATGTCATTCACTAATTGTGATCTAACTTTTACTTGAGCTTGAACTTGTTTCAATTGCTCTTCTGTAATTTTCATTTCTTTTTTACTCATAATTTTGGATTTTTGGTTTAATTAAACTTAATTATTTTTTAAATATACTAGCTGCTTTTTCACCACTTCGACCACCGAAATAAGCTAAAACTACAGCCATCATAACTTTTTCAAAAGTATCGTTCCATGTATTATTTATTTGAAACGGTATACTTTCTACACTATCTAAGATACCAGCTAAAGAAAATATAACAATACACCATACTAATACTAATGGGCGTACGTTTTTCGACATCCATGAGTCAGACATTGAGTCTGCTTCCCATCTTGATGTTATAGCTTGTATTTCTTTGTCTTGTTGTTCATATATCATTTGCTGTAACTTTACTTTATCTTCTGCGGGTGCATCTGATTTAGTAATAGCTTCAATAGCTTCTTTAGGTGATGTAACACCCTGTAACACATTTCCTAATGTAGGATTTATTACAGAAGCCGCGCCAAACAATAGTTGTCCAACGGTTGTATCTTTAAACTTTTTTTTACTTGCCATTTTTTCTACCTTTACGCGCCTCGCCTTTTAAAGCATTGTCAATATCACCTATTTGGTTACCAACTTCTTTAAAGGCTTTAACTACATCTTGTAATTCTTGAGTAGTTAGCTTAGCTCTTTTTTTAACTTCTTTAATAGTTGCAATAGCTTTTTCATCAACAGTGGTTTTACTCCATAGAGCTTTCCACATATCTTTCCAATACTGTTTAGTTAATTTCCACATTTTATTTTATTTAATTTATTTTATTTTTAACTATAAAGGGTCTAAACCAAAAGCATCTATTTTAGCTTTTTGATCTGATGATAAACCTGCTACAAACTCAGACTTAGCCATGTATATCTGTATATGTCTTTCGTTTCTACTTAGCTCATCTTTTTCGTCGTCAGTTCTATCTGCTTCTGATACAGCTCTAACTCTTTCAACAATACCTACTGAATCCATAGTAGCTACTATATCTTGGGCTACTTGCTCATCTGTGTATTCTTCTAATTCACTCATAATTTTTATTTATTAATTGATTATTAATTACTTATATATATTTACTTGTTTTCTAACATTTTTACTTTAGCAGAAAGCTCTTGTATTGCTTTTGTTAAAATTGGTACTAACTTACTATACTTTGCTTCTATACGATTTTCATCTATATCATATACCAAGTCTAATATTTCGTTCTCACCATTAGGCATAGCTTCTTGTAATTCTTGCGCTATAAATCCAACTCTTGTTTTACCTTGTTTTGCTTCAGCCATATGTTCTGGTCTGTAATCCCATGTAAATTCTACAGGTCTTATTGAATTTATAAAATCTAATCCAAATTCACTATCTTTAATATTTGATTTATCTCTTCTATCAGATAAAGTAGATATAGAATCATCAGCACATCTAAATGCTGCAATATTAGCATCACCTAGTGTTATTTCGTTATTAACACCAACTGCTGATGCAGCTGCGTTGTATCCTATTATAATATTATTAGCTCCAGTGGTTAATGCGTCACCAGCAGCGCCTCCAATTATTGTATTTTGAGTACCTGTGCTTACAGATAGTCCTGAGTGATAACCTAAAG